TATTCATACCATAGTATTTAGTCGATACGGAACCACTGGTCGTTCACAATCGTATCAATTTCTTTTTTACCCTCATCACTTATCCAGTCTTTTACTATATAAGCACTTATAAAATCATAGCCATTTCTTTTCGCCCATATAATTCTACGACCTCCACAATGAAATTTCCGATAGACACCATTCGATTTAAGATCACGAACTATTACAGGATTCAGTAACCCTTGGTGATCCATATCCGAGAAAAGTTCCTTATACGGTATACCTTTTTCCTCCGCATAGTCCACCCATTCTTCAACAGGAACGTTATCCCACTTATACGTTAGATCCTGAAGTGGTAGTTCTTTGTAGTGTTGTGGAAAGTTGATGTACTTTGCCTTAAGTATATTTTTGCCAATAGTCATTTGATTGTGTATAAGAAAAAACTTTCTCCCAGGATTGCTGGTCAGGTATGTGGTAACAATCTATATGTGTATAACCTTTTGATTTAGCATACCATACTCGTTGATGACCGACAGATACATTGTATGCCTCATACGATACAATGATAGGATGTAACATACCATGTTGGTCAATATCATGTATCAAACACTCCAAACGATTCCGTGCTTCGTTATCCATGTTTCGTGTATCGTAATCTATGAAGTTGCCGAGTTGTGATAGATGGTAGACTTTGTGATATTCGGGAAAGTGTATGTCTTGAGCTTTAAGTGTTCTGACATCTGACATATGTATATAGTGGCTTTGTATTCAATTCCAGCAAAGAAAATTATTTATTTTTGTCACATACTATATAGTGTTATGGAAACGGAAGAACATACAAATTGTGAGACACCTGATTGTTGTATGTCCTGTGATACAGCAGTACCTGTACAGTTAGAATTATTCCCTCTAGAGATATACACAAAAGATACTAACGAATAGCCGCTCAGTTTTGACGGGGGGTATATCTGAAAAGTGTCTATTGCATTTATAGATTAGAAAAGGTCGCTCAGTTTTGACGGGTACTAGTTTAGATCAATATTACCAGTACCAGAAGTAATCTTCACAGCACCAGACGCCGCAACCCTAAAGTTCGCACAATCAATATTCGTATCACCAGAAGACTTAACGTTTACATTACCAGTTACATTTAAGTTTACATCACCAGTACGAACCATTATATTCAGAGAGGCATTCTCACCTACTTCGATATCATAGTTATTACCAGACGCACCTAGTTTATTTACTTTCAGTTTCAGACCTTTATCAATCGTTTCAACCACATCACCTTCTATGAGAGAAGACTTATCACTAGAGACAACCTCAAACATCTTTGAAACAATATGAGATACATACGTTCCGTCATTACTATATTCTTGATACGATCCAGCACTATGAGTTATAGCTAAACGATTATACCCTTCCGTATCGTCAAACTCTAGCAAGTGGCCTTTTTCCGTAGAGTACACATGGTTCTTCGTATACGTTGGGCGGTACGTGCCTATCTTCGTACTATCGTTATCCGTATCATCCACCACTAGTGGCTCATCGTAGGTACTGCCATCACTCGCAGCTACTGTAAGACTGCCGCCTACTGTGGATACTGTGGTACTGTCGAAGTCCGCTGTAGGTACTGCCGTTTTCCTTATGCTATCTCTTGCCACTGGACTGGCGGCCGTTAGACTGCCTCTAGCATTCTCATGTACATCACTCGTATTGACTGCCGCCGGATACACAGAGAGCTTATAGTCATCACTACTGCTATCTGTACTACGTCTATTGGGATCATTGAACCCTACGTCCGGATTGCCTAGGGCGGCCGGCACCCCTGGTATACCCCCTATGACATATGGCTCTTGCATGTCCACATCAAAGAAGTCTACGAGCACCCATGTGCCTTCTACATAGAAGCTAGGGCTAGTGCCTAGTCCACTGTTACTGCCATCATGGCTAACTACTGCCGCCCATGGTAAGTCGGCGGTGGGTAGCTGTGTCTTGTCCTCTGTGTGGATACCCAATACACGGACCTTCACCCTGCCTAACTGCTTGGGATCTGCCCTGCTCTCCACGACACCGTAATAATTATTCATTGATCTGCTCTTTTTTCAGCCGTTGGGCCGTCTGTTTTAAAGGACTACGATCTATATTCTTTTGCCCTTTTGCGTAATTTACAGCCTTTACAGCATTCTTGTCAATCTGTAAAGAATTTACATCCAAAACCCCATATAAATCAACGACATTTTCACTACGCAATACTCTCATCCTGTTCAATATCCAGTCTAGCATTTAAAACTCACCTTCGTCAGATTCCCCTACATAGGCCGTTCCTAGCACATCAAAATCACCTTCTTGTGGTTCAACATACTCTGTACGGTCTTCAATACTCTCGTCACTCTTTGGTAGTGGAAACTGTAAATCATTTCGTACACATTTAAAGGTTGTACTATATCCTGTCTCTGATATACTATGCACTACATCTGTTAATATATATCGACCACTTAAATACACATCATAGACACGATCTGTTGCCTTGTCTATACTCTCATAAGATGGTATGTTTATGCCTACAATGTCACCAGCTGCAAGGTTGGTGTTTCCCGGAACACTCACAGACAACACCATTTGATCATGGTCAAGTTCATCATGTAAACGATCTTGTAGTGTACTGTCGTTATTGTCGTATTCTCGTTGATCTGTGCTCGACTTCATGTGTAGAGACTTGTCAAAAGAGGAAACGAATACTCTGGCGTCCTTATAATCGGAATAGTCTTTACCTGTAGCGTCTTCGGGATTCTTTGGAAACATCGGAAAGCTCTCACCTTCTGTCGTAAATCTACGTTTAAACTTCTGGTCGTAATCACTCTCTTGTATAGTGATTGATTTATCTATTCTACTATAATTGTAGTGTTTACTTCCAAAGAGACCACTTGCGTGACCAGCCAATGTGTCTTGCGTCTTGTCTACACTATACGATATAATTTTTCTCATGTCTTCATCTACAACAATAGGCTCACCTGCTGGATTGACGTAATAGTCTATCTTTGCTTGTCGATTACCTGTCTTTGTGCGACATAGACTTTCCCATGACCTAAAGTGTATACCTCTATGATTTTCAAAGAATAGATACCCTGCGCCATTGAAGTCTTTAGATGATGTTCTATTCGCTAACATTTGTAGAAAATCATATGGTCGCATATAGTTACCCACAAGTTTATTGTTTGTATTACTCTGCTCTATGTGTAGTTTCTTATTTGTTCCTATCGCATTACGCATTACATTTGTAAAGATACCTTGACTTGAATTATCAAAGGCATTTTTAAGTGTTGTTCTTGAATTTTTGATTGCTTCTTTTGTTGTAAAGTGTAGTGTATAGACTTGTTGTCTTTCTGCCGTCTCTTGTACGCCAGATACCTTGTATATTCTCATGCGATAGTCACTAAACGTAATTGTCTCGTTCTCTGGTATCTCTAATGTAAAGGATATTTCTTCTTGCCCTATTATAGGTGCGTTTTGTTTGTGATTGGCACTATCTCGTATGACTAGATTACCATACATGTTTGGACTGTGAATACTCTCATAGAGGTTTAACTCTAACATCAATGGTCGCAAGTCAATTGGATCACTACTCGAAAAGAGTACGATAGGCCCTAACCTATAATCACCTGCAAATTGTAAATTCGCCATATTACCTTCTTCGCTTGATTAGTCTTTCAAAATCTTTTGTAAACTGCTGTATGTACGCAACATCTAATAGTCGTATGCGTCTTTTGTTGTCGTTTAGTGTTTGTTCGTGTTCATAGTTCGTTACTGGTAATGCACCAGCTGTATCACTTGATACAATCAGTTTTTTTGTTGTGTCGCCACTAGTCGCATTGATCTCATAGTGATTAATACCATCTGGATTGCTGTACTTCTCACTCACAAAGTTAGATAATGCGACTTGATCTAGTGGCCAATCATAACGGGAGGTTATGTTGTTTACTGTTATAATGACCCAATGTAACTCGGAATCACCATAATATTTGTGTGCTACCATGTCTGGTTGATCACCGTCTTGTACCACATATTCATCAAACACTAAAGTATTCGCTAATGCGTTACCTTTTAGGTTGACACGGCGCAAAATATCTGTTATAAGTGTTCTATTCTGTGTATCTTGTAGATCATAGGCATACATTGGAAACTTACTGAAATAACTCATTTAGAATCCCTCTGCTATTTTCTCTTTTGTCATAATCTCTGTTTCTGTAAATGATAGTGACATATTGATTTCACTTGGTGGAGGGGCAAATTGATCTTTTCCAACAGCAATAGGTTGTAAGAATTGTGATTCCCCACCTGGTCCATAGTTTACGTTTAATTTAGTTAATACACATGATGAGGCAAATGGTAACCATGAATTTTCTACGCCACCAAACATGAATTGTAAATCAAATTCACTTGGAAATATCAAGTGTCTACCTATACTCTGTCCTGGTGTTCTCTCTGGGTGCATATGAAACTTAAATAATTTGATTATTGCGTCAACAGTTCTAAATTCATCTTCGTTTCTTGGTATAAATCTAAAATTAAAATCAAAGTTACGCAAGTCAACACCTGTAAAGATAGCCTCTAATGCAGGATTGATTGCTTTACCTAATACTTTTCTTGTTGCACCCTCTACGTCTGCGCCAGATAAGAACCCAGCAATCTTAGTAGTCGCACCCACAGCCAAAGCGTCTGCGATAGTGTCTCTTACTGCGGCGCCTGTACCTGATTCTTTTAATGTTGATACTAATTGGTCAATACTTGATACGCCAGCTAAGTCTGGTGCAAGTACGCCTGCCATACCTAATTCACTATTTTTATAAGTGACAGCGTAATCTGCTTTTAAACCATTGGGCATATACAGAGCAATCGTGTCTTTTGTGCGTACCAATCTTTTAC